TCTGTAGTAGCGTCGATGTCATAAGAGTCAACACCCCCACATCCAATAAGTTTGTTTGGAGGGACAAGCTTTCCTTTCTCGGTAGTTTTCTGATTCCTCATATCAACAGGCGGCATCCACGACACAAACCAGCGACCCTCTGAGCTAGGAGCAAATACTACCTCGCTATCTCTGATACCGCCCTTCCATGTGAAGTTACCCCGTACCACAGGGTCTGGATACATGTTTTCATTGTGGTCAATCTGCTCGTAAATCTTACCGATGTTAAACAGTGAGCCTTCAACGCTATCCCTAAATGCTTCGTCTGTAGTAAACGGGAACTGACGAACAATCTCATTCATCTCCCTAGCGTCGTGCCTAAGAGCGTCCCTTTCGTTTTTTAGAAACTCCCTTGCGCCTATCTCTACGGTTTCCCCATCTAGCGTCTCCACCTCTTGCTCCGGTGTCTCTATGATTGGCTTCCCGTACTTGTCGAAAAACCCCTCTAAGGCTTCGTAAGCCGGAATGAAGATTTTGTACAATCCTGAGGTAGTCCTTCCGTTTTTGTTGCGTTCTTGTGGGTCTGAATCTTTCCAAATCTCTTTGTATTCTTGACCTCCTTTGTCCATAGGGTTGACAGTGCTTCCCACCATGGCCTTACCGATGACACGCCTACCTACAATCAAACAGGTTCTTTGTATCCTCCATGCCTCTCTGATGTCCGTCGGCTTTTCCCACTTCCCTGCCTCATCGAGGTAGAGGATGTGCAGCTTCTCTCCATCGTAAGCGTTGTTGGTGGTGTTCTTCCAGTTGATGATTGTGTTTAGCGCGTCACCTTTTACCGAGGTCTTGTTGTTTTTTGTGATTCTCTTAGACGGCTCCCTGAAGGCTAACTCCATTCTAGGGTTTGTAGTACCATCCTGAATGGGCTTGAAGAAGAAGGGATAGGACTTGAAGATGGCTACAACCTTCTTCATAAACACGTTTTCCTGTGCGTCCTTACCCGTCTTCGACTGTATGCCTAGCAGCTTGTCCTTTACCTGAGTAGCCTCATCCACAAGAACGCACGCAGACATGTTGGTGTACCCCGAACGACGACACTTGGTATAAAGCTGTCCAAGGCATCGGGGGTCCGCCTCACACGCGGCCTGATGGATAAATAGTTTTTTCTGAAACTCAAGAAAGCTAGGGTATCCGATGTCAATCTTACTCCACTGTAGCATCATGTAATGCCTGCCAGTAATGTATGTAGGCTCACCGTCGTTGTAAAACCAATAGCCCTCCCTTCTCCTACGGAACTCTTCTTCGACATACAGTGAGAACTGTTGACGGAACTCCTTGGGTCTTTCGTACCACTCGTCCATGGACTTGATACGAGAAAGCTCCTTAGGCATTTCTGTTCTGTTCCAGCTCTGCAAGTGGGTTGGCAAGTCGTAACCTGCGATGTCTTTCTTCTTAGGCTTCTTGGGTAAGCAGATAGGTAGCCCTGAAATATCAATGACTTCTCCTAGCGTACCCTGAGGGCAGATAGATACCACTGGTTCATCGTGACCCTCTATGTCTACTAAGCCAATCACTTGCTAAACCTTTCTGCAAATCCTCCAGAGTAATCCTTTGCGTCGTCAATCGCGCCATTCTGATTGAGGTCTTTTACCATTTGCTCTAGTCTCTGACGCTCAATCAATAGTTCCTTACAATCCGTTGCTGTCTGTTTGATGGACTGAAGCTCTGCTTTACGAGCAGCGCCACCAGCCTCAGGGTCGACAGGTCTCTTGACTTCCTCAATCATATTGTTGATTGCGATAGCCATACTATCCATCAGCCTCTTGGAGGCCTCGATGGTTCTAAACTCAGGCTTCCTCGACATACATCATTTCCTCTGAGCGCATACGAAACACGACAGTCTCGTCTTCTAGCTTCATCTCGTAGTCTCGGTTCTGCTTGAATCCGACTACATCACCGGGCTTTACGCCTTGGGTAATCATGTCTTTGGGGCAGCAGAAAACCTTTGCCTTGAGATGAGTCTTTGGCTTTAGGTCAATAATTTCGATGAATGAGTCATCATCCTCTTTCTCTTCTTCTAGGGGCTGAAGGAAGACCCAGTCAGCAAGCATGTGGAGCTTACCCGTCTTCTTGCTTCTATACGCAATGGCATGACAGGATAGAGTGTTCAATGGGTCGTAGCCCACGATAAACCTATCCTCTCCGTCGACGTCAATCTTCAGGGCGTCAGACATAACCACATGATGGTGGAAGAAAAGAGTGTCTCCAACCTTTACGTCTACGTCGTGCTTGACAGGAGTAGAGGTTACCTCTCCGTACATGACACGACGCTCGAACTCCTTCCACTTAGGGTCGATGTAGATTTCTTTTCCGTTATCTAACTGAACGGTGTCGTGATGAGTCTTCTCAAGCTTCACCACGAAGTGAAAAAGTGCTTTCATTCAAAGTTACAATCGTATTCAACAATGACCGGAGCGTTCTCTACGGTCTTCCACAGATAGGACGATTCGTCGTCCTGAGTGTAGATATTGTATCTACGAGTGTTGTACTTGTACAAAGCACGTTCATCTTCTTCAATCATAACCACTTTGCCTGCGCCAGCTTTCATGCCAACGTAGTACGCCATCGCATCCTTCGGGTTAGGACCGATGACGATTTTTCTAATCAAATGTTCCATTGTATTTAGTTCAAATTAAAGCCCAAGTCTTCTAGGTCGATGTCATCGACATCAATGTCTCCATCTTCAATTACTCTTTCGTACGAAGACATGATAGCTGCAAAAAGCTCTGCCATCTCTTCTGGGTTATCTACATGCCACTTGCTGGCTACTTGCCATGCTGGACCGAGCTCTGGGATGTCATCGACAATACCTAAACCGAAAAGGTAAGCTACCCTATCGTTCACTTGGTACTTCTCAATGACGTCCTCTATTTGAGACAAAACTTCTGCTATTTCTGTGATGAATAGCTCCTTCAGTGTAGGGTCCATGGTTTCCATTATTGTCCGTTGATGATAGCAATAGAGCCGGGGTTGGCATTGCTAGTAATAACATTCCCGCTCACAAACCAGCCTGAGGCGTCGTAGCAAGTCAGGTCTAAGAAAGAACCCTCCGCACCCCCAGTAGTAGCAGAGTCAGCGTCTAAAGTCAACTGGTTGTTGCTTGCTACAGCTCCTGATGCAGTAGCTCGGGTGACTGTTTGAACGGCTGTCTTGTCGTCAGTAGTAGATACCACAGTGATTCCTCCGTAGAAATAATCAGCGCTGGCAGCATTGATGTTAATAGCTGTAGTGCTAGACTTGTCTACGAAGACTCTAAAGAATCTACCTGCTGCTGCGGTGGGCAAAACAATAGTGCCTCCAGACAAAGAAGTAGCATCTACGAACAGTGTCTTACCGATGTCTGTAACGGGGTCGAGCGTGACGCCTGTAGTGATGTTCTTGGTCCCACGAGTGTCGTACTTAAATGTCAACTCACCACCAGAGGCAACGATACTTGCGTTCTGCGCTGTCTGGAAGTTTACTGCGGTAGCATTTGATGCAGAGTCTGTGATGGTTACTGGCACTGCAGAGCCTCCTCCAGCCGACGTGGTGCCTGAACCGATAGATACAGTTACGCTTTTGAAGTTAGGAAACGGTCTCTTTCCGATAAGACCGGTAGAAGAGTCTCTAACCAAAACCTCATCTGCAGACAGGTTTGATGGTGAATCAATCAAAAGATTGGTTACCTTTACCTGAGTCGTAGAAATTGAAAGAGCAGTGTCGTTGCCACTACCATCAGTGATAACTTTGAGGGTGCCGCCAGCCGCAGCGTTGTCGGTGGTCTTGAGGATACCGACGTAGGTATTCTTAATTTGAGTTCCTGATAGTGTAGTTCCCATCTTGTTCTTTTTGTCTAAGCAAATATACTCAAAATGAAGAGACATCGACCCGAGCGCAAAATGAGAGAGTTCTCACATCTCCATGAGAAGTATGTAAACAAGAACTATCTTAAGTACCTACGCCTTGCAGAAACAGACATGCTTCAGCACTATGACGTCAGGCCAGTGGAGATGCAGGTAATTTTGTTTGCGTACGACTACGAGTTCTTTACCGCTACACACATAGCAGAGTCTCTGTTTGCTTCTTCAAAGAAGTTTAGAGAGCGCACCCTACAGCCTATGATGAAGAAAGGGCTAATACATGTGGTGCATAGAAGATTCAATGTGAACACAGAATCAGAAGCCGACATGTACTTTGTCGAAGAAGCCAAACAAATCTACAAGCACAGGTATGGGCTGACACCTAAAGCTAGGCATCTAGCGCAAAGGTTCTACCGTAAGCTAGAGGGAGAGGAGTCTATTAAGATTTCCCGTGGGTGACAACCTTAAAGGAGGCTTTCTCTACAGCTCCGTCATGAGGTTTGTAGCTACCCTCCATAAGGAAGTACCTCCCTTGCTCTTCCATCCAGTGATAGCCCTTAGGGGCAGCCACCTTGACTTTTTTGCTCAGAACCTTTAGCCCGCCCTTCTTGTAGTTTTTTACTGTGTTCATGAGTTGTCGGATATCAGTTGAGCAAAGTATGCGTGCTCGTCTGGAAAGGATTCATGAGTAAAAATGTCACGCTGAAAGATTTCAGAATACATTACGATTTCTTCCGAGGTGAAGCTTGTATGATTAGGCCAAATGTTCATGAGTAAGTAACTGAGCCTGTGAGTTCTACCGATTCGTATCCAGTGTGAGTCAAGTCGCCTGTAATTGAAACCGTCTCCCCAGAGCTTCCTCCAACCAGAGACAACCAGTTTTGATTGGTCGTACTAATCGCTCTTAGCGCACCGATGGTCCCTAGGTCATTAGCAAATGCAATGTTTACCGTGGCGCTGGCCGCAACAGTTTCGTTAACTACATCGGCTGAGTTTAGGGAGTAAGTGGTGGCGTCGCCATTCCAATCAGCAGCGTTGTCAATATACAATACGATAACCGTAGCTCTTGATGTTCCAGATACAGAAATTGCAGGAGTTGTAATTCCGCCTACTGTTGTTGAGGTCCACGATTCAATTCGTGAAGGCAGCTGGCGGATGCGAGCTTGACTGCGACGTCGGTTTGTTGAATTTCCTTTTCCTAATCTTCTCATGGTGCTGGTGGTGGTGGTGGTGCTGCGCTTACTGCATTGTACCCGTAGTATTCATTAGTGTAACTGTCAAAATCGAAGTCAACCCAGTACTGCTCATCAACAGATTCTCCCTCGGGGATATCGTAGTAACCGAACTGTCCAAAGGAGAAGTCACCCGAGCCCCCGAAGAAGCTAGTGAATAGCAACACATCCTCGTCGTTGAATATTCCGTCGTCGTTAAGGTCTAGAGCTACTTCTTGAGCGGAGCCTGCCTGTGTAGTGCCGACAAGGTTGAGTAGGTACTGGACATCCGCCTCGTTGTAGACCCCGTCTCCGTTGAAGTCGATGTCACCAAACTGGTTGATTAGCTCAATGACTTGAGCATAAGCAGTGGGGTTGTTGTTGACTTGTGCTTGGTAAAGGCCTGACCCGAAACCTCCCTCTCCAATAGGTGTGACAACACCTTCCTCGTTGAGGTAAAGACCATTGGTCGCCCCTAGTACAGCTGTGCCTAGGATGCCGTCTATTACGAAATTATTAACAAAATTCGTGTAGTAGCCAATCCAGTCACCTGCATCCGCACCTCCAAGACTGTTTCCCGGAGGAGAAGCAAAAGTAAGAGTGTAGCCCTGTTCTGGACCGCTGTCCGGGACAAATTCGTTTCCTACGGTGGCTGTAAAGATGCCTGCGTCAACAAACGGCTGCATCAGCGCGTAGATTGCGTTGGCATAAGCGGCTGCTGTAGGCTCTCCTTGATAACCCAAACCTTCGAGCATCTGGTTTAGAGCGCTATAAACAGGGGAACCGCCATTAAATTCAAGCCAAAGCGCTAGAACCCCAAGGTCTATTCGACCAGCATCTACACTGATAAGGCTAAAACCAGCGTTATTCATTGCAACTGCAAGAGCTTCATACTGACTTGCCAGAGCGCCAGAGATATTGCTACCATTACCGTCGCCAATACTCGCAAGGGCGGAGAGCAGTCCGGGGTTGGCGGCAGTAAAGCCAATCCAGTAATTTTGAGAAGAAACAGACTGCAGTATTGGGACAAGGCTTCCGCCTTCATAAGTACCAAGTTCTCCTGAGGAAGTAAAGATAGGCGTTGTCTCACCTTCTAATCCAACAAAGACCTCGTTGATGTCAACGCCGCTATCTAGATAGTACTGAGCGTATTGCGCCAAGTCTTCGTAAGCCGGCATGGCTTGCTGTAAGTACGGTAGAACCGTGTTTACAAAATAATTTGTTCCTCCGCCGGAAGTGCCATCAAAACTAAAGTTGTAGTCGCCCCCGTTGACATTCGTTACGCTAGGGTCGATAGCGGAAAACATTTCTTGGGCAGTAGAATATCCCACTTGAGTAAGCTGAGCATACCAGTTGGGGGCTACACCATTGTTAGAAACGTAATCGTTTACGTACTGAAAAATCAAGAAGTTTGCAAGAGCTACTTCAGGAACGTAGGCTTGAAATGAGTAAGGGTTGTTTTCAGCGCCGTAAGGATTAAAGTAAGTGGCGTCCCAGTATTCCGGAGTAATAGAACCGCCTGGCTGTTGCGAAATCCATTCAGAGTTTGGGGCACCCCACCAACCAAAATCTGTTGTTACTCCCAGCTCTTGGGTCGATACTTGCGCCACAAAGGCCAATGGAATTTGACCCCAACCGTAACCATCAATGCTTGCAAGAAAGAGGGAGGAGGTACCATACTGACTCTGAGTGTAAGCGTATTGATGCAAAGCAAACCAGTCAGACAGTCCAATTTGTCCGTCGTTAGCGAAGTCCATGAAGCCGCCAGTTCTATCCACGAAGTTCTGGATGTCCATGTACAGACCCGTGTTCGTAGAGTCTAGCGACGAGTCGCCAAACAAAAGACCCGGAGTCACTAGCGGTACAGGAGGGGTGCTCAGTGTAGGTAGTGCTGGTGGAGGGTAAAACGGCTCTTGGTTGCCGGCTGCGACGTATCCGTAAAGGAATCCTTCAGCGTTGATGTCGACGTTGAAGTTGTAAAACTGAATGCCTTGACTACCTGAGGGACCGTTGCTAATGCCCGACCCTATAACGCCCGAGTCATTGAAGTCTCCACCCCAATCAAATGCACTCCACAAAACTCCTTGGCCAGTGTTGCCTAAGACGATGTTGCCATCTGCATTTTCGTAAAGAATCCCAATGCCATCGAATCCGAGTTGAAGCCAATTAGAAAACTCTCCTTGGTCTGCTGCAAGCCCACCGGTGTTAAAGTAATCAGAAAGCTCTGCAGACTGAGATGCGTCATACCCTAGGTAGGCAAAGAAGTCTTGTGGGAAATCTCCGTAAAGGCCACCACTAACATTTGACGGGTCTACGTGGTTTCCAAAGTTTGAAGCAAGCATCAACAAAGCGCCGACTTGAGCGTTGTAGTTAAAAGCTTCCCCGGCTTCTTGACCAATAATATTGGCCCACGGTGGCAAACCTCCTACTGAAGCAACCCAGTCGGGGTTGTCTGCAATTAGGTTACCAATAAGATTTTCAAGTTCTAGCGCCGCAAAAGCTTCTGGCGTCTGAGCTTCTGTAATAAATGGGTTGGTTGACAGCCAGTCAAGAACTAAGTTTGCTTCGGCAGTCAGCTCGTCGGGGCTCCACTGACCGTCGCCATCGGGGTCGAATAAGTTTTGACCAACCCAATTAGACAGCATCTCGTTGTACCCGCTTATCTGAGCGCTTGAATTTCCTCCAGAGATGTTGGTTACATCTAATGAATATCCGGGGTCGTACCCTGCATCAAGCCAAGGCTGGATAGCGTTAGCAAATGCAATGTACCACTCTGGAGTTTCTGATTGAAGGTCTGCGCTAAGTCCAAATGCCTCACCCCAAACAGGTCTTGAATTTACCCAACCTTGTTGAAGGAGGGCCGCCTGTTCAGCCGCAGCGATTTCGTCTTGGTAAGCTTCAACCTCACCTGAGTCAAGGAGGTCAAAGATAAAGGGTGGGTTCTCAGCAGGATTGTTGATGTTTGCTACGTTCTGAGTGTCAATCCACTCGCCGTCGGTGCTGAAGAACAAGTTTCCACCCGCCATCTCGATATCGTAGTATTCGTAGTAGGCTACAATCTGGTCGATGTCTTCTTGGCTAAAGACGTTGTTTGTTTCTGAGATACTTCCGCCCGAAGTCACCACGCTAATCATCTCAGTGAAGTCTACCCATGCTGCGATGTCAGCACCATCAAAGGTACCGTCGTTGTTTACATCGAAAATGTTTCCGCTAAAGGGATTGTATTCTGAATCGTTAACAGAAAAATCGACATTGCCCAGTCCCCCTCCAGTGGACTCAATGTAGTCCATCATCTCTTGGAAGTTGTTACCCCCGTTGTATCCTAGTGTGTTCTCACCACCTGTTGCATTGTACATGAAGACATCAGCGTAGATGTTCATGATTGGCAACATGTTGTTGTCAAACCAAGCCCCTAAGTCTTCTAGGTCAGCCTCTGTAGGCTGTGGGTTCATGAGCAGAGTATCAAAGAAATCTTCTGGGACGTCACCCTCATAAGCATCAAAGACAGAGCTAAGAGCGTCTCCTCCTGCGCTTTGGTTAAATGTAACAGCCTGCCAATTTAAGGGAATAGGGTAGGGCGCGTCCTCCGCTAATTCCATATAGTCAGCCCACGTAAGAAGAGACTCAGGAATAGGATTCCCGTCAGTAGAGTCAAAGTAGGGGGCGCCATCATTGAAGGTTTGCCCCGGGCTGTAAAACAAACCGTCGGAGTTCTCAAAGGACCCCCCAGCAGGAATATCAGTTTGTCCGAACCAAAAAAGATTGTTTGGAAAGACAGACTGAACATTAGTACTTACAGCAGGCGATTGACCAACAATAGTCATAAAGAAGTCGATGATTGCTGATACATCAAGCACATCAAGTGTGCCAGAACCATCTGCATCCATGTTACCACCCTGCGCTGCAATCGCGTTTTCAAACGCATCTACAGCTTGAATGTATGCCGGTGGCAGCTGTGGGGGCTCGTCGGGTCCGCCTTCTGGGACAGGAGGGGGCGGGTCGACACTAGTAATAGGGTCGTCCTCATCCAAAGGCTGTGCATTGGCCTTTTGGTTGGATAGTAGGTACGCGGAGTAGTCGTCGCGAGCCTCCGTGGTGCCGCGCTTCTTTACCTCAGGGCCTAGCGGGCGAGCCTTCTCGCCGTGCTCTGGGTCGCGGAAGGTTGCCGATAGCTTCTTCAGCTTCATGGCTTACTTCTTTCTGTTGTCTCTCAACATGCGGACGAAGTCCGCTGGGTCCATGACGGAGAAGCCTCCGGACTCGAACTCTTGCATAGAGCCGCCCTTTCTCATGTTCTTCTTCTTCAGCATCATACCCTGCTCACCTGTTTGGAGCGGGTCGCTACCTGAACCTGAAACCTCAGCCGAAGGAGCTTCTTCACTACCAATCACACCCTGAACAGTTTCAGTAGTGTCATCAGCGTAAATGGCTGTTTGGCCGGTGGGGTTTCCGTCTGCGTCAAAGACAGTCTCATAACCCGTGAGTTGACCGGGAGTAGTTACTTCAATATCTCCGATGACATCTTGGGTTGCCGTGTATGGGTCGCCCATAGCTGTGGTGCCTGTGAAGTTACGTTCTACATCAGCAGCTAGTGGCATAGAAGGGCCACCATGTTCTGGTTCGCGGAAGGTGTCTCCACGCTTCTTGGCTGCAGAGTTGGTCATCGCTTTACGTTGACCCATCTTATTCATTGGGGGCATGCCGCCCTGTTGCATCTTCTTAGTTCTCATAGGTTCAGTTTTGCGATGATAACATCATTGAGGTCAATGTACTCGATACGTACATCTTCTCCTTGTGATAGTGCTTTGACAATTTTGCTGTAGACGCGCTTGTACGCCTGTGTTGATTTTCCAATAAATCCATTCTCCATGAGCTGGTTGTTCTCTTGGCTGTCACCAAGTAGAAGACATCCTGCTGTGTGCTCGTCTGTGTTACCACAGTGGATAAGGATATACTCAAAGTTAGGGACGTCTCGCACCCAGAGCATGCCCTCATGGATGTCGGGAAACCGCTCGCAGTACTTAGCGTCAAACCCGCCCTCTTCTCGTAGTGTGATATCGTATGTCCCTTCTGGAATACACGTCTCACCTCTCTTCTTTACAGTGCGAGATTCGTCCTCTAGTGTATAGCACAGAAACTCTCGGCCATCAGCAAGCAACTCACACAACATACCGTTGGTGGAGTCGCCACTGTCTGAGAACCTAAGAACCTGTAGGTGCATTACTTCTTAGCCTTCTTCTTACGCTTGAACATCATCCCCTTCTTGGCCTTAGGGGTCTTGGCCTGCTTAGAGGCCTGCTTCATGGATTCGGTCTTGTTGCCGTCTCCATCAATGTCGATGTAGTCGGGCTTACCACCCTCCTTGTACATCTTACCTCCGTAGGCGAAGGACTTCTTAGCGAGTTTCAATGAGCCGTTCTGTAGACTCTCCCTGACTTGGTCAAAACTCATCTCGTTGACTTTACCGCCGGCGGCGTAAGTCTTGTAGGTTTTGGCCTTCTTTTTTGCTGTTGGCATATCGTTCTTGTTGAGATTACAAATCTAATAAAATTATCGCAAGTCTGTATCGTGCTTCTTCGAGCCTTTGATGTAGCTGTTGACCCTGCCCATAGCCCATGCAGCCATACTAGTCTTGGGGCGACTGCCACTAGAAAGGTAGGCCCCTTGGCCCCGACGGTATACCTTCTTAAGAGTAGAAAGAGACTTGCCGGATGACTTGGCCTTCTTCTTGAGTGAAGCAATGGTGGCTGCGTTGAGAGGCTTCTTGCCTTCCTTAGCACCCTTACCTGTTTTCACCTTACCTCCTTTCTTATACTCCTGTCTTTCTTTGAAGTAGCTGTCGGGGAGCTTCTCTCCTTTCTTATACGCCTCCTTACCCTTTTCGATGGATTCGGCTCTCGCCTCCCGATTGCTTGAACCAGATAGGTACTTCTCAGGAAGCCCCGTCTTCTTGTCCTTCTTTACTGCTTTCATTTCAATACTAGCTCTTCAAGTTTTTTTTGGTACTCCTTAATTGAAAGACTTCCAGCTCTATATTCCTTGAACAAAAGCTCCTTCTCTTTTTTGATAGAGGATTTGGATTTAGGCCCTTCGTGTTTGCCAAGGTAGTCAAGTAGATGTGTTACCCCCGAGGTCTTCTTCTTTGACTTCGGTTCCTTCTTTACTGCTCGCATGACGATAGTATTTGTTTAGAGCTCTGTCCATAGCGCGTCTCCTTGCTCGAGCAGAACCATTGTTCTTCTGTTTTTTTGATGCTGCCATCAACACCTGTATAAAGTCAGGGTCTAGAGGTGGTACATTCATGCTGTAAATATACTACATCTTTGGGTACAGCTAACCGCGATACGACACTTGACGAGTACGGATGCGCTAGTGTTGTACACGCAGCATTTGTTATGAAGCAGTAGCGTCCGAGACCCAACACCCAATGGGTCGAAGGGCGTGACTTTCGATGTCGTGAGTGCCACACGGCTTAGCAAAGTTACGTGAAAAAAATTAGAAAGTCAAGTCCTGAAGCAGTTGTTTACTCGAGAACTTGTAAGTACCTTTGTCTCACACGATATGCTCTCGTAGCTCAACCGGATAGAGCAACAGCCTTCTAAGCTGTCGGTTGCGGGTTCGAGTCCCGCCGAGAGTACAGCCAGTCCAAAAAGGAAACACATACATGTCCCGATGGGGGTACAGTGGCGAAAAAAGTCTCAGACATACAGAGTGTGGGGATTATATATGTATGTACACGCGGGTCGCGCGGAACGGAAACGCATTGCCAGAGGGTGGGGGGGTCCTTGTCAGAGTTAGGTACGCCTAAACTTTCAGCGTTTTGCCATAGGTCCTGCCGTATGGATTCGAGGCTGCACCACAGGCAGTAGCACAGACCAACGGGACAACCTCACCACCACTTCGGAAGGCTCACCCAAACCCCCCCAAGATGGGGTCGCCAAACCCTGTTGGCACGAAGGTTGATATGCGCGTCTACAACATTTTTCTGACCTGTGCAAACACACAAATGTTAAAATCCTGACTTTCTCGTCGAAGCTATCTGGCTGTTCGTCGGGTGAATCATACTCTCTGTCGAAATATCGCTTGACAATTTGGTGGCTCAACCTCCCTATACTACTATGGCTCTCGTGTTGCAACGGCAACCGCCCCTCGGACTATTGACGTACTGCCTGTCGCTGACTAAACGACCCGCTCCACGGAGCGCACCTCGCACCATGTATGCAGAAAGCATGGTGGGCACACACCACTCACCGAAGAGCGCAGTTC